TTTCTCTTTCGTTTGCAATCTTCCAAGGCGACATACGGTTGGCAGTTTCTTCATCTGCAACCATTTTAATTCTGTTCATTAGATATGGTAAGTCAAAGAATTTAGTATTCCAGCCTGTGATAAAATCTGGATGATTTTTAATCCAAAACTTTAGAAATTCAAATAGTAATTGTTTTTCACTTTCACATTGTACATAAGTTACATCTGTTCTATCTGTATGAAACTCACCAATACCCCAGGTCAATATCTGTTTGTTAGATTGGTTCTTTACAGTAAGACAAATGATTTCTTCAATGGGATTGTTTACATCTGGAAAACCATTTTCACAAGTGGTTTCAATATCAAGTGTAAAGATTTTGATTAAGTTTTTATCCCATTCAATTTGACCAGGATAATTTTGACCAATATACTGATAATGGTATCGTTCTAAACCATAAACAGGATTGTTTTCTGGCATCTCTTTACGAAACTTACGAGCTGCAAAGATATTGGTAAACTCAGTTGGTTTTAGATTACGATTATCTAAAGTCTTCCAACCTGTGTCTTCGTTTGTAAGAGTAAACAATGTAGGACTAAAATCAAGTTTTTCTTTAAACTCTTTGTCGCCTAAAATACCTCGTACAAGTAGTTTACCTTTGTGTTCAATTACGCTTTTATAAAAGTTCATCATCTAATAATTCTATCACTATTCCATTATGTTCATTTGTCAGTTTCACTTGACAACCAAGTCTGCTGACACCAGATTTGTAGTTCTTCTGGTATTCTAGTAAATCAATTTCAGGTGTATTATAGTCTATTTTAGGAAGTTTGTCAAGCCAACCATTTCCAATATGAACATGACAAGTGCCACACGAGCAAGTACCACCACAAGTTGCTGGGATTTGCTCAATGGAAGGTTCAGCAAAAAACTTGGCCGCTTCCATGATTGTCGTTCCCTCTGGTACTTTGACTTTTTGTACATTTGTTAGACCACCTTCATTCTTATGAAAGAATACTGTTATCATACTTTAGGCAATTTAGTTTCAGTAATAAGTTGCTGGTCAGCAGCCGTAGCCTGAATAATACCTGAAGTATTTTCCTCGTAATTTCTTTGAATGTCTTTTTTTGGTGTTACCATTGTAACAATCTTATCGTGGTTAACAAGGATTTCTTCCTCATCTGTATAAGGTTGCCAAGGGGATAACATCAATTGAATTGGTTTTCCTGGACCTATTTGTCTTGGAATAAGAACAAAAGGTTTCTTTAATGTGACGATATGGTTATCATCATGTGTAACCTCACCGATTACATCTTCGCCTGTTGATAGACGAATTATCTTTATCATTTTCATATTCACTCCTTAATCATAATATAACACAACTAATCTAATTAGTCAATGCTGTATTTGGTTGTTATTACATATTTTCTTTGGGGATTAACCATAACATTTAATTTATTCATAAATGCACGGTCAAATAGGATTAAAGTTCTTTCATCTCTATCATCCAAAGTAAATTCTACATCTTTATAAAGACCACCTGCAAACTCTACATCAAGTTTGATAACATATCTGGTCTCATCATAATCTCTTAAACCACCAACTGAGATTTCTTCTTTACGAATAATATCACTTGTAATTGTTTTACCTAAAAGAGTCCATCTAATTTGTTTACCAGATACTTTGTAACTGTCAGCGTGTATAACTGGCATACCAGAATTACCCGTATCAAACTTAGCGACAATTTCTCCGAAAGGTTTGACGGTGACCACTTCTTTGTAACCACATTCAGTTGGTACTTTGTATCTATTATCTTTATTAGCAAAGTGGCTGATAACAATGTTAGATATGTTGAGTTTAGTTGCATCTTCAATACCCTCAGTTCCAGGTGATGAGTTCACCTCTAAAAAATATGGTGGTTCTTTTTCCCTATTCTTACTAGGTATAAAATCAACCGCCGACCATAATCCGTTTACTGCTTTTGCGGCTCGTAAACATTCTTCAATTTCAAGTTCTGTTAATTTAATATTAACTGGTACAGAACCTTGTGATACATTTGACCTGAAATCACCTTCGATAACTGGTCGTTTCATAGCTGCAATCAATTTACCACCTAAGACATGAGCTCTTACATCATATTCTGTTTTGATATATGCTTGTGCTAATAAATCTGCGTCTTCATCTTGTTTATGTATTAATTGTACAATACTATCTAATGACTTTGCACTTTCTACAAATAATACACCAACACCTTTACTACCTCTAAGTGTTTTAAGAATAATAGGAAACTTTAAACCAGCCTCTTCTACCTGTTCAACTGATTTTTCGGGGTCATTAATTAAAATAGTTTTTGGTTCTGTTAAACCATAATCTGCAAGTCTTAATGAAGTTCTATATTTGTCTGCACAAACATTAATACATTGTCTATTGTTTACTAGACAAACATTGGCTCTTTCTAAGATAGAAACATAGTCTAACCAACTATCTTTTCTTGTAATAGAACCACGAATAACAGCAACGGTGTCGCTATCAATTTCAAAACCTTTCTTATCGTCTTTGTTATGAAATCTACGGACACCATCTTGGTATGTGGTATAACCACCAGTAAGTTTAAAAAGATAATGTGGATATTTTAACTTATCACATTCTTCTCTAAGTCTGTCTGCTGTATGAAAGGTCTTAGCCTCTTCAGGTTCATCTGTAATAATCAGTAACCTTAAAAAGTCTTTGTCTTTTTTAGCTTCAGAAATAAATTCTCTAAACTTTGGTACCTGCATCTCCGCCATCTGTTCCTTCAATCTTCTTGCCTATGTTATATTTAGCAGTTAAATTCCAATCATTCTTTTCTTTAAATGGTAATACTTTAATTTGACTTAATGGCGCTTTGTTTTCTACTCTTGTAGTATCAACAATGTCAATCAAATTCCAATCTTGTAATAACAATGCAATTGTATTTCTTCTTTGAATATCATTTTCAACCAAAGTAGATTTCTTACCATCTAAGGCAAACAATTCTTTAAAGTGTGTGATAAAATACTTACCTTGTTTATGTAAAATATGGCAAGATTGATATAGTGTCTTATCTTTACGACTAGCGACACCAATTCTAGTCAATGTTTCTCTAATTTTTAAAAAGTCGTCAGGTTGTTTGATTGTTACCTCTAACATATCACCTTGCGACCAGCTAATAATTTCTTCACTCATTTTTTTCTCCCACCTTTGTATAGGCTATTTCTTATAGTTTCAATCTGGTCTTTGGTAAGTAGTGTGAGAGCTTCTTTTGCTTTTGCATTGCTAAAACCATAATACTCTTTCACAATATCCATATCTTTTAACTTGGCCTGTGATAACCATTTACCACCAAATCGCTTTTTCTTACGGATACTATTTATAAGATAATGAAATTGCATAGTTTTAGGGAGAAAATGTAAACCATTCATTTCATTAGCGTGCATTATAGTATCGTAAAACATAGATAGACAACGATTAATTACGAATGGTGGATATTTCTTTTCCCATTCTTTATCATCACTGTCTAATAGGGGTTTTTTAGTTTCATTAATAGCTTGTAAATAATCTTTCAATTCATACATAATATATCCTTAAATTTGGAGCGGGTAGTGGGTATCGAACCCACGACCTCTTCGTTGGCAACGAAGCGCTCTACCACTGAGCTACACCCGCCTTTAACCTGCAAATTGAGTTCTATAATAAAAATGTGTAATAGCATATCTACCATAACCACTTTTATCCTCCTTCATTATCACAGGATTTACTGCGTGATAGTAAAAACAAGGAAATAGAACCAATCTATTATTTTTACATTCAACTGTTTTGTTTAATCTAGTAAATACTAAATCTCCTCCTACAAATGATTTAGGTTCTTTATAAAGCCATATCAAAACCGTAAATTGAAACATATCATGGTGTTCTTCATAACTATCATTATTTTCATAATAGTTAACTATTGTAGATGTTACATTTGTATCTATAAAAATTCTGTCTAAAGCTGTGTTTGTATTTTCAAATGTTTTTGTAACTTTTTGGTGAAAATCTTTATGTTGCATTTTTTTCAATGCTTTAAACATTGGTGAATTGTCAAAACCTCTTTGCGAATATAATTGTTGAGGAAACATTCTAAAACTTTTTGATAAAAATTTACCATCTTTCTTAGCTGTTCCATGTCCTTCTTCAGTTCTAACGGTTTCCCATGTGGACAGAAAATCTAGTTCTTTAAGAACATTGTTTTTTTCTTCTTCAGAATACCAATTATCTATAACTAAATACTCGTTCATATAAATTTAGGTCCTTTATAAAAAAGAACAATTGAATGTCTTTTACCTTTAATAACAGAATTAACTTTATGATATAAATGCGACTTAAACATAAAAATATTTCCTGGTTTATCTAATTCTTTAATATGTTTTGAACCACCATTTAAAAATAAACTAAACTCACCACCTTCATAAGGTTCTATTGATGCATTTATTAATACAGTTAATTTAATATCGTATATTCCTGAAGATGAACCATCAAAATGCCAATCGTATTCTCCTAAATTTTTACTATCATATTCATTAATACCCACACCATCATTGTCATTCTGAGGCCATAAGTTATATCCAAAATTTTCTTGGTTTGATTTTAAAACCAACTGTTCTATATTAAACAATTTTTGTTTTAAATTAAACCAAGGACACACAGTTAATTTAGTTTTCTTTAAACTATTTTCAGCTGAAGTATTTTCTGCATCAATTTTATTATTTTGAATAATTTTGTGCAAATCCACCAATTCTTCTTTAGAAAAAACATCTTGCCAATACCAATAGTCATACATCATTTAAAATTACAATTTGCCATTATCTCAGTTAAACAAGCTACCATATTGATTTCTTGGTCAGCAACGAAAGCTGCCTTGTATTGATAACCTGCAATAATTAAAACTGCTTGAGGTACAGATTTATTCTCTAATGCCTCATAAAGATTGTTATAGATACTAGAAAATAGAGCAGATGGCTCTTTGTCAAGGTTATTAATAACCCATTTTCTCATATCATTAAATCTTTTTTCTTTAAGTATTGCGATTAGTTCTTTATTGGTTGCCTCAGAAATACTAAACAGAATACCACTATCAATTTCACCTCTAACCGAATATCGTTGAAGTTCATTAATAGTTCTACGGAAGTCTGGATAATGTTTTTGAATTAACTCAGCCAATACTTTCTTGTCAAACTTGATTTTTTCTGTAGTAAGAATATCACCAAGTCTTTTCATAAATGCATTGGCAGTTTTTACCTTTTGACCATTCTTAATCGCAAAGTCAATTACAGTACAACGACTATGCAATGCTGGAATAATTTTCATCTTGTAATTACAAGTAAAGATAAATCTACAATTCTTGTAAAATGTTTCAATGAAATTACGCAAGGCAGGTTGTACGGACTCGGCATTCATATAGTCTGCCTCATCAATAATTACAACTTTGTGATTAGCGTCTTCGGTAAGTGATACAGTAGAAGCAAAGTTTTTAATCTTGTTTCGTAATGTATCAATTTGTCGGCCTTCATCTGACCCATTAATGATAATGTAATCAGCACCTAACTCTTCACATAAGGCTCGTGCTACTGTAGTCTTACCTGTACCGGCAGTACCACATAATAGTAAATTAGGTATTTCTTTCTGATTTAAAAACTCAGAAAAAGTTTTCTTTAGGTCTTCAGTGAGAATACAATCTTCAATTGTTTTAGGACGGTATTTCTCAACCCATAAGAATTCTGACATAATATAAACTCCACTTTATTCATTATTTAGGTGATTCCATTGTAAATTCATTTACGATTTCACTGTCAACATCATAACCACCTTTACTCATTGTCCAACAATCTTCTTCACGGTCATAATCGTGTTGGTCAACAAATTCTTGGACTTTATCAGCTAGTTCTTTATCTTCATCACTAGCATTATGATAATCACTCCAATTAAAGTATAAACCTTTTTCAAAGGTAGGCAAATCGCCAAACTCCTCTATAATATCAGAAACAGCAATTTGTCTATTAAGATAATGTGTTGTTTGATGATATTCTCTGGTTTCTACTT